AGCAGGATCGAAGCCAGAATAGATAAGTTTCTGAGCCATCGTGACACGCTTGTCGGTTTCAACGAGTGAAGCAGCACCCAAATCCACGTTAGCCAAAGGAACACGGTAAACGTCACCGCCTGTAACAGGTCTGAGGTCTTCAAATCTTCTAATGTCATTGACTGAAAGGAATCCTGCCTGTGAGCCGATTGAGTAGCCGTTCATTCTTGTAGCGAAATCACCGCGCAGTAATCCGTCTACATTGAACTTGATAAATGCGCCCTCAGGAATAAGTGCGCTGTAAGCATCTTCAATCTTTGCAACGTATGGGCGCAAGGTGTGAGTTACAAAGTTAATGTTGTTCTGCTCAACAGATGCGTAAGACATTGCACCCGGTGTTGTGATGCCGATCATGTGCGGTGGAACTCTAAAGATACGAGCTACTTCTTCAATCGCTAGCTTGCGACTATCTAGCATCTGCGCTTCATCTGGGTTAATGCCAGTCTTTACAAACTTTGCGCCACCTGTAAGTAGTCCAGTCTTATGCGCTTTCTTGTAACCCTTGTGACGTTGATCGAAGCCGTCAATAAGTTGCTTTGCCTGTTCGCTGTTTAGTCCCATTGGGGTTTCAATGATGCCTGCGGTAGTTGCGCCTTGACCAAAGAAACGTGCCGCAAATGATTGCAACGCAGATGAAAGACCTAGATTGTCTTTGAGTTCTGTAACTCTAGACATACCGCGCAACTCGCCAGCCTTGCGCATCTCTGTAATGTGCAGCATGTCTTGCTTGCGCACTGGCGTTTCTTGGTATTCGTCAATGATGAATTCAACTTCGCGTGTAACTTTGTTTCTTGAAACTCTCACGCGGTACGGGTCAATAACAACTAGGTTGATTACTTGACCTGAGTTATCTCTAAACACACGCACGAATGCGTTGCCGTCTAGCAATAAGGAAATAAGAACTTGCTGGTAATGCTCAGAGCGCAAAAGGTCTACGTCTGGTCTTTGAATCCATGAAGGCTGTGGGCGATAAGGAACACGATCACCATCACGGCGAATAAATGAATCAACGGGCAAAGTAGAAATTGTGTCAGAGATAAGAAGCACGCAAGCATAGAAAGCGTTTATCTTCATAGCTTGGAACTGGTCTATGTTTGTTCCGGCTTCAGTTGTGAATGCGAATGAATCGCCAGCACCCCAGATAGATTGAAAGCTGATGGCGCGTTCTTCCTTGTTGCCACCTGTTAAATTACCGAGCATTACTGACCCTTCTCAATCGCAATACCGATAAGCAAGCAAGATGCACCGGCTGCAACAATTCCTAATGGCAGGAAAAACAAACCTAAACCTAGTGAGATAGTTGCTAACCCAATCACTTGCAGGATAGATGGAATCAAAGCAAACTCCTAGAAACTAAAGAACTGAGGTACAACGGGTTCTTCCCTAGAAACAGTTGCCCTATCAAATCCTATGATACTAGCAACGGCAGCATCTATCTTTCGTGGCGAACCGCGATGCTCTTTCACAATTCTTGGGCCTAGCCGATCTGTCTTAACAACCGCGTTCTCTAAGTGTCTTTTAAGAAGTGGGTTTCCGTCATGTGTCAGCTTGTTAGATACCACTGCATCATAGAACTTTGCGCAGGCTGGAACCATACGAGCAGGTGAAGTAGAAGGCCATTCGACAATCGGGAATCCTGCTTCATCTAAGACTTGCATTGTGCGTTGCCACCTGAACGGATCGCAAGCAATTTCTCTCACGTTATGTGTGCCACAGAATTCAATGATTGTGTTCTCGACTTCTAGAATGTCCACGCGCCATTCATCATCATCTTCTGGCTGTTTCTCCCAAGCCTTAACCATAAAGACATACGGCTGTTCTTCTACGGTTACGCCAATGATCACAGAAGCATCACCACTAAACGAACCGTCAAAGCCTAAAACAACTGGAACGTCTGCCCCAATCTCTCGCTTGATTTCTAGCTGTTCCCATGCACCGTTAGGCAACCACGCAGTCTGACTGCTCACCCACTGGTTACACCGCTTAGTTCTAAACTCTGCTTCTGGTGTGCGCTTCACCATTGCTGCAAAGTCTTTCGGATCGTTGAGATCACCAAATGCAGGGTTAGCATCTTTCCAAGTTTGTTCTAGATGATGATCTGCTTCTGCTTTTGCTTCCCACCAAGCCATGAAGAAAGTCGGATCATCTATTTCCTTACGCGCTACCTTTTGCCCGTACTGATAAAGGCTGTACGCGATTGAGTCTTGACCTGATGAGTCTGCTTTCACTCCAGCAGTCGTTACACCAATAAGCATAGGTTCACGCCTTGCACCCATACCAAGTTGCATAACGTCAAACAGTTCACGATTTGGCGCGGCGTGTAGCTCGTCAAAGATAACCATTGTTGGTGACAAACCTTCTTTTGTGAATGCTTCGCTAGATAGAACGCGATACACAGAACCGGTTGCAGGAACTTCTACGGCATCCCGATAAACGTTGCAAAGTTCAGCAAGTTCTGGTTCTGCTTCAATCATTCGCTTTGCATCTGCAAAAACAATACGCGCCTGATCTTTATCAGCTGCACAGGAATAAACTTCACCACCATTTGGTCCCATGATCAGCGACCAAAGACCAATGCCAGAACCTAGTGCGCTCTTGCCATTCTTCCGGGCCATGCCAATTAGCGCGGTGCGGTGTCTAAACTTTCCATCTGCACCAACTGCAAATAGGTTGCGCATTAGTTCTTTCTGCCAATCGCGCATCTGCATCTTGTCACCTGCGTAGCCTGCAACAGTTTCTTTTGTCTGAATAGCAAACGTGTCTATAAACTCTGAGACTTCCCATCCACGCGATTTATTAAGCGCAGCTTTGTTCACAGGTGTTAGCCAAGTTGGAGGCCATGACTCAATTTTGGCTGGCACGCGACTTTAGTTCTTCTAGCTTAGATGCGCGTTTAACTTCAGCTACGCCAAGTCTTGAACGGTCTGTTGGTGTGAATCCTAGAAGCGACAAGTTAGCAACTAACTGGCGGTCAAGATCGCGCAACGCTTTGCGTTCATCTGGTCTGTTGTTTTGCAGAACTTGAATACGCAAATTACGGCGTTCATCTAGTAGCTCGCAAGTCATAAGCAGAATCTCAATGTCCGTCAGTGGGCTTAACCAAGTCTGACCCATACCCCAGATGCGTTCCCAAAGTTCTGTGCCTGCACTACCAAGTGGGCGGTTAGGTTCTGGAATGTTGTAAGCAGACGGCAACAACACAAGTTCTTTCTGATCTGGCAAAGTACGTTTGCCCGGATTGCCAGTTAATCGCTTTTGCTCAATCGGTTTCGGTGGTCTGCCTCGTGGAGCCATTACAACCTACTTAATTTGAGCCGTTGGCAAGAATTGCACTTGCACCTCAACAACGGAATTGTCGTGGCTTGCTTCTAAGCCCTCAACGGCATTGGGATACTGTAAAGACATTTTACTAACCCTACGGCGTATCTGTTTATCTAATGGATAGACGTATCTATGTTTACCATCTATAACCCTAAATGGCAAAGATTTTCTTTCTTCATTGCTCAACTTAGATAAAACCGTATCGCCGCCAAATCCAGTTTTGCCTAACATTCTTTGGTGATACCACTTACCTCTATAAAAGAATTCTTTTGCTTCTGTGCTTTTGCCCGTATAAACCCAATTCATAGCTTGATAAATACCACCATGATGATTCTGCCTAGTATCTGCAAATGAAACCACTAAGCGCATTTTAGGATTTTGTTCTTTAAGTAATCTCAATGTTTCTGCAACTATTTGACTTACTGGTGCTTTATGTTTTGTTAAAGCTATTCTTACTAATTCACAAACTTCTATTTGATTCAATTCATAGGCGTTACCTATCACAGGTGAAGCACCACGACCATACAAAACAACACCGATAAACTTTTCATCTTCCCAAACACCGTACTTAATTAACTTACCTATTGGCATTTGTCGGGAATAGTGCCAATTCAAAACTGCGTACTTTGCAGCTTCATGTGTAGCACTAGCAACTTTGATTGTCATGCAGGTTCGACATTTCCTTGTGCATCTACGCGCCATTGAAACGCACAGTTCGGACAAGTAGTAGCAGCTAGTTGATCTAATCTTGGCTGCTCATTTTCATCTGGCAAAAATTCTGGATCTGTTGGTGGTTGCAAAGAAACAAAACCTAGTTCTTCAAGTTCCCAACCATTGGCATCAAGTTCTAACAACTGATCAGCAAGAACCTTGTCATCCCATTCTGCAAGTTCTGCCGTTCGGTTATCAGCTAAAGCCCAAGCGCGGATTTTTTCATAAGGCCAACCGACAGGAGTTCTAGCAATTACAATTTCTGTCCAGCCTAAAGACTTAGCAGCTTCAAGCGTGCCGTTACCCGTTACCACTATTGAGTCAGGTGTGACAGTCAAAGGTTTACGTTGCCCAAATAATTTAAGTGAATCAGTTATTGCCTTCAAGTTTTTGCTGTCATGCTTGCGAGCGTTAGCAGGATCAGGGGTCAGGCTGTTGATGTTTACAGTTTCAATGCGTAGGTCAGTCATGCAAACAGTATAGGCAAAAAATCGCGCAAACTATGAATTTCGAGGAATCGGGAATTTCGCGACCATGCACATTTGGC